AAAGATGAAAAGGGAACTTGACGAAGCACTGTGCGCAAAATATCCTGAGATCTTCAAGGATCGCCATGGTGACATGCGTGAAACCGCCATGTGCTGGGGTTTTGATTGTGGTGATGGTTGGTATAACATCATTGACAATCTCTGTGCCACTATCAAGAATCGTGAGTATAATCTAACACTACATAAAAAGGAATATTCTCCAGTCGTTGCTACGCAGGTCAAGGAAAAGTATGGTGGACTACGATTTTACTATACTGGTGGCGATGACTATATAGATGGTGCTGTAGCATTTGCCGAATACATGAGTGAAGTGACTTGCGAAGTTTGCGGCAAGCCCGGCAAACAGCGTGGTGTTATGTGGATGTATACCGCATGTGACGAACATACGAGGGAAGAGGATAAAGAAGATGAGTGATAACAATGATCGTCTGAAAGCTTTAGAAGAGATTAGTAAGACCTTCAACGAAGCAATGGCTGAGGTTAAAAAAAACTCTGAAGCTTATTGGAACAGTCTTTCCAAGGAAGAACAACTCAAAGCATTCTGTGCTGTAAGTCGCAGGATCTATCAGGGCGAACTTGTTGAGCGCGGAACTTATCGCTATGTGTTATATGATGTGTTTGGGTTTGGTCCAGAAGCCTATGCTCCTGCTCAGATGGCAAACTATCTAGAAATTCACAATGCCTTGTGTGGTGCTGATACTTTTGATAAGATGGAAGCAGTTAATCGCATTGAGGTGATTGATACTGATGGTCGTGCTTATACAAGGCATCTTTCAAATAGAGAAACAGTTGAATATCATCTACAAGACGATGATAAGACTTTGAAGGTTTTTATAAATCCAGTTGGTGCTATTTTGCAAACTTTGGAGAACAAAGATGACAACAATTGATAAACCTTTTAATACACAGTTCGATAGATTTGAATTTGAACAGCAGATCATGGATTGCTGGAATGTTACTAAGGATGTTAAAACAGTATCCATATATCTTATGGATGCTCCATTAGAGCCTGGTCGTGAAGATAAGATTGCCAATATGCTAATTGGTATTGAGGCTCTCTACGAAGCCAAGTTTGAAGAGTTGTTTAGACAGTTTGAGCAGATGGTTAAGGAAGACTAACCAACAAATATTATTTAATTTGGGTTACCAGCATTATTAGGAAATGAAATTCCAATACCCCATACAATTCTAACGGCTCCACTAGCACCATTGCCACCGTTTTGTCCGTTTTCGCTAAATGACTGGAAACCAGCACCTCCTCCGCCGTAAATTCCGCCAGGACTTACTTGTCCTGAGGTAGTTGAAGGAAAAGAACCCGTGCCCCCTGATCCGCCACCACCTGCTTGTCCTGAGGTAGAAAATGTGTCTCCAAACCCAGCTGCTCCGGTTGCTCCTTTTCCAAAAATTCCTACACCACCGCCCGCAGTGCCGTACGAAACAGAAGCTCCGCCGCCGCCTGCGGCTCCTGAATCAGTAGCACCCGCAAATCCAAAAGTACTTGTGCCACCATTTCCGCCGTTACCTGTGTATCCACCAGCTCCGCCACCGCCACCACCTAGGCCACCCATGCCGCCATCTCCACCGTTGCCGCCTCCGTCACCGATGTGAATTCCCCCAAAAGAATTATTAGTATTCCAACCGGCGGAAATGCCGCCGCCGCCCATAACAGTAGATGTACTTATAAAATAGCTATTTCCTCCGTTTATACGAATAGCATTAACATTGTCGCCACCTCGCCCTCCGTCTCCGACTACAACTAGGTAATTCTGTCCTGGCACTACAGAAATATTATTTTTCCAGCCAAGACCACCTCCTCCTCCGCCATGAGGAGAATTTCCAGAACTTGATTTAATACCCCCGCCCCCTCCTCCAACACAGACAACACAAACACTTGTAACGTCCTGAGGAGCTGTCCAGTAGTATGTTCCAGGAGTGATGAAAATTGTATTATAGATTGTTCCAGAGAATCTTCCAACTCCGCCAAATCCAAATGATTTAGTAAAAAAACCACGCATGCAATTATCCAAATGACGTTAATTGGCCAAGCACAGTATATGTCCCTGAAGAATTTAAAATACTGAAAGACATTATATCCTTTTTACCTGAACTGCCAGTTGGTGAAGTTGTTCCCTGCCAATTGACTGTTTGTGAGACGCCACTGATCTGCACTGCATTAGCAATGTATGCTGTTGCACCTTGATTGAGAACGAGGATTAAAGTTGTGGTATGATTGTTTGTGAGATTTAAGTTTGTAAAATTTGCAGTGAAGTTATTAGCAATACTTGAATGGCTGAATATATGATTTGAAGAGCAATTGTGTGTGACGGTTCCAGTTGCACCTGAAATTGTTGTAAATGACTCTTCAGCTTTTTTAGTTGTTAGTGTGGTTGTTACTAAATTAGTTGCATTGACAGTTGTTACGTTTATTGTAGCTGGTAATCTTGCTGTGTTAAGCGTACCGCTAGAAATATTGCTAGCATTGGATGCAAATGATGTTGCATTGCTATAAGCTAATGCTGCATTGCCAGAATATGCAATGGCATTAGAGTATGCCGCATCAGCTCTAGCTGCAGCATTACTAAATGCAGTGGCAGCAACCGTGTCACTATAAGATCTTAAAGTAGCAGCTGTATTACCACCAACCGTAGCAGCATTAACAGAAGTAATGGAAGCACCATTACCACTCAATGCTGCAGCAGCTATGTTGCCTGTTAGAGTAATATTGCCAGATGATATGGCAACATTGGAAGTACTATTGCCGACATTAACGGCTGTGACAACATTGACAGTAGCTGGCAATCTAGCTGCGTCTAATGTGCCAGTAGTTAAATTTGTTGCATTAGAAGCCAATACAGCAACATTTCCAGCATCTGCTGTTGCTGTATTAGAGAATGTGATAATTAAGTTACCACTAGCGACATTTGCCTGTGTAATACTTACGCCAGCTGGTCCAGTAGCACCTGTATCGCCAGTTGCTCCAGTTGCTCCAGTTGGGCCAACTACATTACCAGCGTCTGTGGTTGTAGTGTTAGAGAAAGTTATGACTAGGTTGCCACTAACAACACTTGCTGCTGTGATACTTACACCAGGGTCGCCTTGCGCACCGGTAGCACCCGTATCACCAGTGGCGCCAGTGGCACCTGTTGGACCAACAACATTGCCTACATCTAGTGTTGCTGTATTTGAGAATGTTAAAACAAGATTACCGCTAACAATATTAGCAGCTGTGATACTCACACCATTTGCACCAGCTGGTCCAGTTGCACCAGTTGCTCCAGTTGGACCTTGGGCACCGGTGGCGCCAGTTGCACCAGCAGGGCCTTGAACACCACTACCAACATTTACAGCAAAAACTGTTGGACTAGTGACAACACCGACAGAAACTACGTTACCTGATTCTACTGTAACTACTGTAGCCATTAGATTGCAACTCCAGGGCTGACCTTAATAGAGCCTTCAACAACACGAGTTCTGAAGCTTGTTGAATCGTTTATTAGTACAAGATCATAGTAGTACTTTTGGCCATAAATAAGATTGGCCGTTTGTGTATGGTCTAGCGAGATTGTTACTATACCGTTAGATGCTTGCGTGTTACAGGTGAATGATAGAGCACTGGTATCAGGAGCTGAGAAATCAATTTTGTATTCAGCAATAACACTGTGGTTAGCTAGGTTCTTAACAGAACCGCTTTCTGTAATCGTAAAACTAACTTGGAAGTTGGCTTTTTGATTGATTATTAGGTTAACTGTATTATCTGCTGCCATGTGTCTTACCTGTTGATAGTTAGGCCAAGAATTGGTATAATTAACAATATTTATTAAACAAAAAACTGGATGTTCATGCTTCCTGAAGTAGTAACCAAAAATACAATGTGTAGTGAGAAGAGAATCCAATCCCTCTACTCTATACTACAAAAGATATCAAACATTCCTGGTTGCATTGTTGAATGCGGAACTTGGCGTGGTGGGTTAGCTGCCATGATGCTCCAGCATGTTATTGACCATGATCTAAACAAAACAATCTTCATTTACGATACATTTGAAGGGATGCCAGAGCCTGGCGATAAAGACCACCCAGAAGCAGTTAGAATGTTCCATGAGAAAAAAGATGGCGAATATTCAGACTGGTGTAGGGCTGGTATTGATATCGTAGAACACACTCTTTCCCAAGTAACAGCTAATTACGGTGACCACTGCTTTTTAATTTCTGGAAAGGTAGAAGATACACTAAAGGCATTTGGACCAACCAAAGTTGCGCTTTGTAGATTAGACACTGATTGGTATTCATCTACAAAGATTGAAATGGAAGTTCTTTATCCAAGAGTAGTTAGGGGTGGCTATATTATTGTTGATGACTACTCAGACTGGCCTGGCTGTAAGCGAGCTGTGGATGAGTACCTAGCTAGCATTGATGATGATTACAACCTATCTGTTGAAGATGGTTCATTGGTAATACATAAACGATGAAAAACTATTTTATAAAAGATAGCTATAAGGTTCGTCTAGAGAATATGTTCTACAATGATACGAACATGAAGGACGAATGGCAGAAGGAAGTCTATGTCTATGCTCGTCTTCAATTTGAGCTTCACAACCTTCAAAGCGTTTGGGATATTGGAACGGGCTCAGGGTATAAGCTCTTACAAAACTTTGGTGATGTGAGAACTCTTGGTACTGATCTTACACCAACTGTCAATTGGTTAAAGAAGACCTATCCAAATAGAGACTGGTCTGATAGTTTTGAAGTCTTCCATGGTTATGATATGATCATCTGCTCTGATGTTATCGAACACATTGTTGATCCTGATTGCATCTTAGATACTATCGAACAAGCCAAGCCAAAGTTGATCGTCTTCTCTACTCCTGAGCGAATGTTATTCCAAAAAGGCCATGATGGTCCTCCTGATAACATCTGCCATGTAAGAGAATGGACGTTAGAAGAGTTTGGACGGTATATCGATTCTAGGTTCCAAGTTCTTGACCATTTCATATCAAACCAATCGCAAGCCACTCAATGTTTGCTCGCAAAACCACGCGATTCCTAAAAGTCCTTTAAAATCAATAAGTTACAATCCCTTTAGAATCAAGCAGTTACTAACTCCTTGATTTTACGTGTTGCCTTAGTTGACCATTCGCGTATAGTGGGCGGCATGTTAGATATGAATGCAATTGAACAAGAGGCCTGGTTCGAGTACGAACTCGTCCAGGGTGTTTTGGACGCCGAGCAAGAGGAGCAAGAGATGCTTGCCTATGCCGAGAGTCGCCTCGGTGGTTGGGATGATTCTTGTGATGGTTCCCAAGCCTGCTATAACGCTCTCACCAACGATCCTACTTCGTGGAAGTAATATGAAAACTCCTTACTACGGAATGTTTACGGACGAAGGCAATGCTGCAGTCCACGATATTGTCACTACAGCACATCTCCTTGATATCTCTTGGATAGTGGTGTTGCAGATGCTGGAGAAACTCAGCAAGGTCAAAGGCTTCGAGGAAGCTGTCGACACTGCGGTACGCGAAGAGGTTTCGTTTGTTCTTTATGAGGAAATGCACAATGAGTAACACCACACCAACTGAGGTTATGGTCGAGGCCATTAATTTTTACCGTCATGGTGGTCCTTATGATCGTGGACGCGCCGATAGCTACTATCAGCGACCATTCCGTCCCCACTACTTTGTTGGTAACACTCACATGAGTGAAGAGATCGGTCAAGACCGTATGACACTCGAAGAGTGCAAACAATATATTTGCGGTTGGCGGGACAATCAAGCTGCTGGCAATTTTAAGGAGTACGAATAATGGGCTTTTTTAGCGAACTTGATATTGAAATCAATGATATGGTTTCATCTGGCGCAACTCGAGATGAGGTGCTGGCAAAGTATCCGTTCTTATCTGAACGAGAACTCGATATGTACTTTGGTCAAGAGTTTGACCACAGCATTCTCGATGGGGATGTGGTTAGTTACGATGACCTCGTAAACGAACCGGAGTGGTTAGGAGATGAACATTACTAAGAGCCAACGTAAGCGTACACTCGACACTCGTCGTCTGTACAAGTTTGAGAAGGAATGGTTCCGTGGTGAGCCAAACCTTCCGATGAAGGTACTACAGGATCTTGCATATGATATTTGGAAAGAAGCTGGACATACTGGTCACTACTATGGTGACAAAGTTAAGCCAATGCCTGCTGTTGTGGCCGGTAAAGGAATTAGGTATAATGGCAGGTATTATTCTTATTGCGATGGCGAACGTATAGAACTTGCTCGCGGTGAGCGTAAGAAGTATGTCTTGATCCATGAGATGGTTCATGCCCTTGGTTATGATGACCATGATGAAGAATTTGTTGACAAATACTTCGAATTGTTGGATTATTATAAGGTAAGTAGCAAGCGTGATCTCCGTGAGATTGGTGTAACGTATGGTCTACTAGAAGAACCTGATGCGGACATTTGGTAATGGTTAACAGTATATTTAATGAGTTGGCTGCAACATCTTCTCGTCTTGAGAAAGAGGCTATTCTAACTGCCAACAAGAACAACCGAGTGCTGAAGCAGGCATGTTTCTTAGCACTTGACCCATTCACTAACTTTTACATTAGGAAGATTCCGAAGTATAAGACAGGAATTGGTCCCTATACAACTTTGCAGCATGCTCTTGATAGGTTGCTTGCTCTCTCGATGAGACAGGTAACTGGCAATGCTGCAATCGAATTCTTAACAAAGGTGTTAGAAGAACTTGAGCCAGAAGATGCAAAGGTTGTCGAGCGAGTAATCGAAAAGGATCTTCGCTGTGGAGTATCTGAGGCTACGGTCAATAAGATTTGGCCTGACCTTGTTCCGACATATCCTTGTATGTTGGCTTCTGGCTATGATGATAAACTTGTCAGCAAGATCAATTGGCCAGCTAACGTCCAGCTGAAGTTGGATGGTATGAGGTTCAATGCTATCGTTAAGAGGGGGACTGTTGAATTTCGTTCCCGGAATGGTAAGTTGTTGAACCTTCTTGGTCAGCTTGAGCAAGAGTTCTTGGCTATTGCTGGCAACGACGAAGTTGTCTTCGATGGTGAGCTGAATGTCATGGATAACGACACAATGCAGTTCATGGCAAGGCAGATTGGCAACGGCATTCTATCAAAGGCACAGAAGGGCACATTGACACTTGGCGATGCTACTCTGATCCATGCTACTGTTTGGGATTGGATTCCATATGCTAACTTCTTAACTGGCACTTGTACTATGCCATACCGCATGCGTCTGAACTCATTGTTCGCTTCTATGGATAACGCTAACTTCGAGAAGGATCAATTTAAGGTTGGCAAGGTTCATAAGGTTTGGAATAAAAATGTTAATAACATTCAACAGGCTCAAGAGGTATTTGAAGAAATGCTAACACAAGGACAAGAAGGTATTATTTTAAAAGACCTGGTCGCTCAATGGGAGGACAAGCGGGCTAAACATCAGATCAAGTTCAAAGGTGAACTCGAGTGCGACTTGGTTTGCGTCGACTGGGTCGAGGGCACTGGTAAGAATGCCGGTCGCTTAGGTGCCCTGGTTCTTGAGTCTTCCGACGGTGCGATTAAGGTAAACGTCGGCACTGGATTTACTGACCACGATAGAGACCGTATCAGTAACAAAGTTATTGGTAAGGTCATTGCTATCAAGTATAATGGTCGTATTGTAGATACTAGATCTGGTGTTAGCAGTTTGTTCCTCCCAGTCTTCATCGAAGTAAGAAACGATAAGGACAAGGCTGATCATTCGAAGAGTATTAAATAACTGTTGTGTTTCTTGTATACATATAGTATAGTGATAAATATTTCTATTTGAGGTATTGAAGTGTCTAACGAAAAGATGTTAAACCTTGCCCTGACTGTAGATGAACTAAACTTAGTTCTATCTGCCTTAGCAGAACTTCCAGCTAAAGTTTCTATGAACTTAATTAGTAAGGTTACTGCCCAGGCTCAGCAGCAGCTTCAAGCCCAACCCTCTGAAGAGGTCCAGAATGGCAAATAGAAGTGACTTCCAATCTGACTTTCCTCGCCAGCTTAAGCGTATGCTTGCTATGGAGGAGGCTCTTGGCTGGGTTAAAGATAAGAACGAACGTGGTGAGCTTAAACGTATCTGGTTGAAGGCTCACGCCCACCATCGTGATTATTACAATAAGCGTGGTGCAATGGCTGTTGGCCAGAACATCTCAATGGAAGAAAGTTCTGAATGAACACAATCGACTACTTCGGCAAAGAGTTAGTACTAAGGCCTATCAATAAGGTCCGCGTTCGCTTCCAAGACGGAAAGTGGAATGTGGAGTACCGTGCCAAGAAGTGGTTCTTCAATTTCTGGAACGTAGAAGGACAGTATCGTGACTTTGTTGATGCTAAACAAAAGGCAGATACTCTAAAGGCGCAAGGTGGTTTCTTTTCGCTCCAGGATGTTGTGCTAGAGATGGATGTCAATACGGATGTTGTTGAAGACCCTGTTGCTGATTCCTTCACTCAATACACGACAAGCGAGCAAGCTGAGCCCCCTAAGAAGGGTTGGTTTGCTCGAATATTTTCAAGGTCCTAAACAAAAGGGCCTATAGCATAACGGTTAATGCAGAGGACTCATAATCCTTTGACTCTAGGTTCAAATCCTAGTGGGCCCACCAATTTAATATTATGGATTCAAGACAACAAACATTACAATACTTAATGCTAGAGGCAAGTGAACTATCTAAGGTTTGCGCTGAAGCACTAATGGCTATCCATAAGACAAAGGCAGATGCCAAGGTTGAATTGCAGGTAGCATGTCTACTAAACGCAATCAAAGAAGGTACAGAGCAGCTAAAGTTTGATGAAAACAGAATGATGGCTGCTGTTGAGAAAGAACAATTGAGGCGGGAGAAAGAATTATGATGGAAGATAAGGATACGAAGTCTTACTTTACCTTCAACTTCATGTCTGATGGTAAAGAAGTTACTTTAAACTTCAATAAGCAAGATCCGAGGGTGCCAGAAGTGCTTGAGGAGTTTATGAACTTCTTGAGAGCTACTGGCTATTGCTTTGACATCGATGACTACTTTGATGTTGCGAACGATTTCAAGACTCCAGATATTGAATATCCCAACAACACGAGTGATGAAGAGGCTGAGGCCAAGGCTTATCAGCAGGCCTTTGGATTCGAAACTCCTGTTCCAAACGAATGGGTAGAGTATGATGCAAATGGTAAAGAGCAACACTTCAGCTCTATTCCAGATTTAAATTATAAGCCAGAGGATTATTAATATGCCAGCTAAAACAGGTATCAAAGGTTACGGTAAGGGCCGTGCTAAGCTAGGTTCTAAGAAGCGTAAGGCTCGCCGTAAGAAGCAGTGACAAAAGTAAATTCAGTTACACCCAAGTATGATATTACTTGGTATGTGAAGTGGATCGCCAGCCTAATTACCTTAGTTGGTATTACAGTAAGGGCTAGTGGTCTTATTCAATTCCAATGGATTGATCTTGTCTGTAGCTGGATTGGTGCTTGCGGCTGGTTCTTTGTTGGATTCAAATGGAATGATAGAGCGCTAATGATTCTCAATGGTGTCATTGGCGTTGTTTTGTTTGGTGGAATACTAAAAGTAATATTCACATGAAAATTTACATGGGCCGTTATCCCAAGAACGGAAGCGACAGAAAGATTCGTGTCCAGATTGATAAGTGGGACACGTGGAATATGGACGATACGCTAGCGCATATTATCCTTCCTATGCTTATTCAGCTAAAGCAATCAACGCATGGGGCCCCTCATGTTGATGATAGCGATGTTCCTGATAACCTTAAATCAACTAGTGCTCCACCAAAAGAGAATGACTGGGATGTTGATGCATTCCATTTCGATCGTTGGAACTATGTTCTCGACGAAATGATTTGGGCATTTGGTCAGAAGATTACTGACTGGGAAGATCAGTACCACTCTGGTAAGGCTGATTACCTACATCAGGCCTACGATGACAACGACCAAAAGATTGGTGAACCCTATAAGTGGCCTGACAAGGGTCCAAAGGGCTTCAAGTATAGTCAGCTGATTCCTGGCCCAAACCACACATTCAAGATGGATATGGAAGGTTTCAAGGCTCACGATGCCCGTATGAAGAATGGCTTCTTGCTATTTGGTAAGTACTATAACGGATTGTGGGATTAATATGAGACGCCAATGGCGGTGTGTCGATAAGAACAACCATTACTACTTTCAGACCCATGATGGTAGAATAATTGGTCAAGTGTATAACCTTGCCTATACAATTGTCTGGGGTGCAAAGATTCCTATCAATGCAACAGATGAATTGATTGTTGGTCAGTACATTGAGCAAGAGTATGCCAAGAAGGCAATTGAAGAGTATTGGGAAGAGAAGGACCGTACGTTTGACGTTCATTATGAAAGAGATAAACTGCTTACTACAAATCCTCAGGATGAGTAATTTGTATGGGACTAGACCCCAGGATATATAAAAAATTTATAACTGAGGATGAGCGGCTAAGCCTTTTACATCACGCTACCGACATGGAACTTTTTATTAACCACATTAAGGCACCATACGGTACTCGCAACTATAGAAGGATTGACGGTTCACCTCTTGCAAATGACTTAGTCAACCAATTATTTAATAGAATAGCTAACACCATTGGAATTGAAGTTCCTGTCATTGACCCAATGCTTGGTCAGATAGTTAGCGTAATAAAGCCTGGCGGATTTATTCATCTACATAGAGACCTTTACCCAAAGACTGAACACAAAAATAACCATAACCTAAGATTCAATATAATGGTTGACAGGGGCGACGATATCAGTTATAATCCTATTATAGATGGTAAAGTATATGAAGTTGGTAAATGTGATGGTTGGGTATTCAATGCTACAAAACTTGAACACAAAACTGCCATTATCAAAGGCCCTGAGAATAGAGTTGTGTACCAGTTTGGATTTATGATATGAACATTTTCATAGTTGACCGTAATCCAACCATAGCGGCTGAAATGCTATGTGACCAGCATGTTGTTAAGATGGTCACCGAAAGCGCTCAGATGCTATCTACTTGCCATAGAGTGTTAGATGGCAAGATGGAGATTGCTCCTTCTGTATCTGGTAAGAGGAATGTTCCTCGTTACCGTTTGGATGATGATCGTGATGGAGTTCTCTACCATGCTGTCCACTTTAAGCATCCGTGTAACATTTGGATTAGAGAAGACCTCATTCACTATGAGTGGTTAATGACCCATACTCTTGTTCTCAATCACGAGTATACAAAGCGGTATAAAAAGACTCATGCCTGCCATAGTATACTTGAATATTTGATTGGTGTTGGTGCTCCTAAGAACATTCCCAACCATACAATCGGTAAAAGATTATTTGGTAACCATTCATTTGTCCAGGCAATGCCTGATCAATATAAAGACGCAGACCCAGTAAAAGCTTATAGAAATTTTTATATCGGCAGCAAGTCTAAGTTTGCTCGCTGGCGATTCACAACCCCTCCTAAGTGGTATACAGATGCAACTACAAAGCGCGTACGAAGCGTATCAACTTTACGTAGCGATCAAGAATCACTTTCATACTAGTTACGACTTTTTTAAATACAATGGCAAAGTCAAAGTTCAGTTCACTGCTTTTGAAGTTCGCAAGGACAAGTATTTCTTTTCGAAGCTTCAGAAACATAGTGATCCTATTGGTCTTCTTGTATCTAATTTTGTCGACGATCCTAACGCTTGGATTGGTGACATTGTTAATGCCGAGATGAGTGAGGATGTCTATCTTCGTTGGAAGAAGAGACAAGACTCTATCACATACACCTACCATGAAGATGTGAAGAAGTTATCTAACGATATAGATGAATCGTTAAGGGTAGTCAATGGCCAGCATCCAAGGCTACTAAAACTTCTTATTGGGACTACTATTTATCCAGAAACCGTAATCTTGCTAAATTCCCAATTGAACTTCTTTCCTTATTGGGAAGAGGAGATCATAGATCCGGCTATCTGGCCAACCGAGCATAACAAACTTCTGAAGTACAAACCGTTTGTTAAATACGACAAACAAAAGATAAAGAAAATAACTGTTGACTATTTTGGCATTTAGAGTTATTATAAATAGTGTATATTATGTTTATTTGTGAACAAACTAATACACTATACATTCAATACGGAGATACAATTATATGGCAAGTTCATTCGATCAATTAAAGCGCTCCCGTAAGACCGACTTCGACAAGTTGGCTGATACGGTAAAGAAGCTAAACGACAAGCAGGGTGGTGGTAACGAAGACAATCGTTTCTGGCAGCCTGGTGTTGACCAAGCAGGTAACGGCTTTGCCGTCATTCGATTCCTTCCTGCTCCTGCTGGTGAAGACAATCCTTTCGTCCGCGTGTTCTCTCATGGCTTCCAGGGTCCTGGTGGCTGGTTCATTGAGAACTGCCCAACTACACTTAACGAGAAGTGTCCTGCCTGTGAGGAAAACACTAAGCTCTGGAACAGTGGTATAGAAGCAAACAAGAAGATTGTTTCTGCTCGTAAGCGTAAGCTTAATTTTATCTCAAACATATATGTTGTTCGTGATCCAGCTAACCCTACTAATGAAGGTAAGGTATTCTTGTTTAAGTATGGCAAGAAGATTTATGATAAGATCAACAACGCCATGTACCCAGAGTTCGAAGATGAGAAGTCTGTCAACCCATTTGATATGTGGGAAGGTGCTGACTTCAAGTTAAAGATTCGTAAGGTTGAAGGCTATCGTAACTACGATAAGTCGGAGTTTGATTCAGCTGCTCCTTTACTTGACGATGATAGTAAGTTAGAGAAACTCTGGCAATCAGAACACTCTCTTGCTCAATTCACTGACAAGAAGGAATTCAAGAACTATAACGACTTGAGTGCTCGTTTGGCTAAGGCTCTTGGACAAAGTGCTCCAGCCGGCCGAGCTGTTGAAATGGAAGAGGAGGATGTGGAAGAGGTTGCCGCATACCGTCCTAAGGCTGCTCCTGCCAAAGCACAAAAGGAGAGTTGGAATTCTGATGATGAGGCATTCACGCCTTCTGACTCGGAAGACGATCTTCCAAACTTCTTTAAGAAGTTAGCTGAAGAATAAACGTCGCTAATAAGCACGGAGTGCGTTCATGGTGATGTTTTGGGGGCCAGTTTCCTGGCCCCCATTCTTTTTAGAACAGAGCTGAAACAGCTCTACTTACTCTACCACCAAATGTGCCAAAGGCACTTAGTGGTGTATTAACTGTCTGGCTCTGTGGAGCATTAACAACAGATTGCTGTGGTGCATTGACAACATTAGTTGAACCACCACCAGCACCACCCTTAGCAGCTTCTACCTTTTGTGAGTCTGTTGTTAGTTGTTCGCCTACCTTAGCTGGTCTACCTTCAATAATTGCTCGTTGCTGTTCTTCCGTTAATGGGCGACCCTTTGAATCCACAGGATTTCGCAGCTGAGCTGCTAAGCGGCGATCACCTGCCGCTTTGTTTTCTATAATTTTTGCGGATGATTCGTTACCAGACTTACGCATATTAGCCGCTAGTTGTTCTTGCTTGGCTGCACGTTCTTCTAGAGCGCGAGCATCCTTCTCTACTTCAGGATTTACTTGTCTACCAGGGGCTGCTTGAGGCTGACCTGCAGCAGGCTTACCTGGTGCTGCTCCTGGCTGAGCACCTCCTGGTGTGCCACCAGCAGCTGGCTTATTCATTACCTCAGCAATCTTAGCTAGAGCAGTTAATGAATCACCTGTCTTTTCAAATCCTTTTGCTGACTCAGCAATCTTCTTCAGACCAGCTGATAGCATATCGACATTCTTCATAAAGTCATTTGAGACTTTGAAGTTTGATAGTTTGCCTAAAGCTTCAATTGTACCTGGTAGTTGATTTAAATCACCAGCCACTTCACCTAGCTTTGTTAGCTTAGTAAATATATCGTCCTTACCAAAGCTTAGAATCGAGGATGCAAAGTTGCCAAGAGCACCAATGACCTGTCCTGCGCCAAGAGCAGCTAGAGATATACCAATTGCTGTAATGCCAGCTGCGGCTGCTGCCAACTGACCACCATCAAGGGCCGCCACTTGTTGGAAGAAAGTTGTTAATGTTGATAACCCAGCTCCAAGTAATGCTACAGCTCCAGCAAATGCAACTAAACCAACAGACATGATACCAAGCGCAACAGTACCAGCCGTAACGAGAGGAGCTGCCAAACCTAACCCGATAACAGCTGCTGTTAATCCAACAATGGCAACACCAGCTTTTGCTAAATCTTCCCAACTTATCTTAGTAAATACTTCAAAGCCTTTAGCCGCTACAAACAATGCGCCACCAAGGACACCAAGAGCAAACGCACCCTTAATCATACTCATTGATGACTTTTCTAATAGTTTAGTAACACCAACGAGTGCTGTAATAGCTACGACACCTTTAGCTACACCATCCCAGGTTACATCAGCAAATTGTTTGAATGCTTTGGCTGCTACAAACAGCGCACCTGATACAACCAATAAGGCGGCGGCGCCTTTGAGGACAGATGTCTTACCAAAGCTTTCGATACCTTTAGCTATATTTTGTAATAGGGCTTTGATGCCTTCTGATACTTTGGTGATGAATTGCTTAATGCCTTCTGACAACTTGCCTAATACTTGCTTGATAGTATCAGCAATACCAACAAATAAATCTTTAATGGATTTGCCGACTTTCTTGGCACCTTCTAGAAACTTATCTAGTCCTGATGGTCCTGGCTTGCCTCCCTTCAGATCAGGTGCGCCAGGTGCGCCAGGCGCGCCTGGAGGAGCTCCTGGGGTTGGTGCCTTACCTGGAACTCCAGGTACTGCGGCTGGCGCACCTCCAGCTGGTACAGGTGGTTTGCCACCACCAAATAGTTTCTTAAATCCAGAAACTACTAGTTCATTAACTTTCTTTCTGAATCCCGATAATGCAAGATAGAGAGCAGCAAATATAGTAATTATCCTACCAACCGTAGATTCAAATCCACCAAGCGCTTTAGATAGTCCAATAACAAATCCAAAAATAAGCGGTATTAGTACCTTCTCAAATATCTCACCCAACCTTTCTAAAAAGGATTTTTGTTTCTTTTCTTTCCTTTCAGGCTCTTTCTTTTCTTTCTGCTTTTCTCTCTCAGCCTCAATGCTAGCTCCTTCATCCGGAGCCTTAGGCTTTGACAATTCTATAGCATCTTTGACTTCTTTTAGTGAAGTAACTTGGGCCTCTAGTTTGTCAGCAATGTTGTAGATGTTATCAGCAATCTGAACAACAAAAGGAAACATTTTATCAACAGTGGACTCTGTCGACAATTTTTGAATAGTAGGAACTAATTTTTCTGTTAATACAGCACTAAGACCATCCATCTTTTGGATAATGATCTTTTGGTTCTTCTCTATGTCTGTATTGTCTAATTTTGGTAAAGCCATTATACGTCTTTATATCCTTGTTTACGTAATCGTTCTTTCTCTTTTTCAAGATAATCAATTAGCATAGCAATATAAATGTCACGTTCAAATGGCAAAAGATTTTCAACATCACTAATAGAATATTTATGGTGTTGGCATAATGCAAATATAGTCTGATAGTAATTGGCTAGGTTGTTATACCCAGCCAATACTAGAAAAAATTCTCGAGGCCCTCTATCTTGAGGTCCTTAACAACCTTTTCCTTAGTCATATACTTAGCATTATAGATTAACTTTGGCATTGCTTCAAAAAACTTTTGAATCTCTTCAATCTGGTTTTTATTCAAAGATAAAATAAAGTCATCTAATTCTTGCTTTGAGTAGTTGGCCGTGTCAAACACTTCCTCGCCTTCATAAATCTGGTCAATGCATCCCCTAAGAATTGCTAATGTTGAATCCACTTGAGAAGATTCATCAATTTTTGTAAGCGTATTGAAAGTAGGATACTTTAAGATTACACCAATTGTGTCTGTTAGCTTCACGTTACTTGACACGTTTTCTTTTCTTTGAATTTCAATCTTATCAAGATTGATTTCCACTTCATATGTCTCGTTATCGTCTTTATCTGTAACCATAATCTTAGAGATGTTGGAAACAGACTTAGCTCTTAGACAAACAAAAAAGTATTCCAAATCAATTGCAGCAAGATTATCCACATCAACTGGATCAATTGCACAGTTGTTGATGAGCTGCTTATATACATTAATAATATCTTTCTTCTCATTTGACTCCTGAGCCATAAGGAGAAGCTTTTCTTCTCTGACGGTGAATGGTCTATAGTGAACCACTTTACCTGTTGATGGTAATGTAAGCTGAAAAATTGGCTGACTAATCTTTGGTAATGGCATAATGCACCTCAATTGTTAAATTATAAACCTGGAATCTTTCCCTTCACTGCACCTTTTAGATCTTGAATTAGATTCTTCTTTAGCGAAGTGTTTAGTTGTTTTAGAGTACCCAATGTACTCTTTATTTCATTAGCAGTGTTAAGGATATTAACACCAGTCTGAACAAATTCATTGCCCATTGTTGCTTGTCTAATATCATTAACCTTAGAAACTGATTCTGTACGTACCTTCATTGCACCATCTCTCAAACTTCTAGCAAAGTCATTGACAGCCTGAAGTCTAGTGTTGTTTGATGCCTTGCCTGATTGTCTTGAAGAGGACTGAGGAGGCTCATGCGAAAGAGTAGGTGGCACTGGAATTGGTCTTGATGGAGCCTGCGGAACATTTGGAGGAATAGGCACACCAGGAATACTAATAGTTCTTTTTGCCGGTACATTGACTACTGTTCTTTCAAATGATCTATATGAGAATGTGACATTGAATTGTAGTATTTCATTGCCTGTCTGCCAGCTTAGAGCTGGTTCAGATATACCAATTGGGTAGACATCAAATAGAGTGTAGATTGCTAGAGCTGCATCCTGAGGAGATTCAAGATTACCACCTGGTTTATCATTGAATAACATGATGTCTATCTTTGTGGAGTACCAGCTTCTATATGCAATTTGGTTGCTAAATGCCCCTGACCTTACTTCTAGTTGGTCGTGACTTAGATTAACAACATTTCTTAACCATTCATAGAAATAGTTGATTGAAATACCATCAGCATCAACATAAAATGTCATTGAGATATCTGTTGTTGCAATATCGTATGGCATCTTAACAATTGGACCAGCACCATATATTCTTGCTTCTTGAGTAAGAATTTGCATTCCAGGAAGCGATGCCGCTGAAGTCAGATAGGCTAAGTCATAATCATATTCAGTATTTAAAGCCCATGTTGGAGGCAGAATATAAACCAAAAAATTTGACGGCCTAATGAAGCCGCCGCTTGTTGCTGATTTAAATTTTTCTATGTTGAATGCCATTAAAACATCTCTCTTGAATCTGTCCAGACCTTGTTCTTGTTTGCACCTCTAAACTGTTCTGATGGAACAAATAAAGCTAGGTTCCATTCTTTAGGGTCAATATAAAGTAATTGCGATGACAAATATGGTGTCAAATAATGTTTTACACAAGGTCTAAACCATCTATATTTAGATGCTGAATTAAGAATATCATAGTTGATCCTCAATCTTGTCGTCTCATCAAACTTTGTATTGCTGATTGTACTATATAGTGAATCCATTAAAAGTGCTCTAAATCTTGGAGCAAGATAATGGATATTTAACCCATAAAATCCACCACCAACTCTTCTTATTGGAAACACTAGTGGAAATCTATCATAATATGGTAACTCATTCTTATATTTAGCCTTATATAGAAACATGTATAGTCTACCAATTAATGGTGTTTTTCTATACCTATTAGTATCTTTAATAAACTCTCTAGGCATGACATCCCTTGGGGAGAGTGTAGCATAGTTTTGCCTTAGCCACGATAGAGATTCAGCTGAATTATCTAATACAATGCCATCCCTCTCTGCTTCTATTAGGAGCTTTTGAAATCCACGAACATTAGTAGTTGTATCCATTGATCTCTCGTTCTGTTAAGATTTGGAACTTCCACTTCCTTTCATCACAGAACTCTTTACATGCTTTCCATTTGGCGTTATTAATGCCCCAGTTCTTAACATCGTTAATATATCTTGGTGTTGCTCTACTTTTCCTTTCCGGAGCCTTGGTCTGAGAAGATGGTTTAATTTCTATTACAATCCTATCAACATTACCATTCTTATCTCGTCTCCTTATACTAAAATCAGGAAAGTATCTATGGTATCTACCATCAATTGGCGACAGATAAGGTACAAAAAACTCCTCACTCGACCACTCTATTATGTCAGGATGGATGTCAAGATAGTTCATCAATTTAAGCTCTAAAGATGAACGATAAATAACATTGGTGGGGTCACCTTTGTATTTTTGTGGATTTTTGACTTTATAACGCCCCTTATAACTCATATAGGTATTTATATGGCTGGTACAACTGTTGCAAGATCCAACAACCCTAACGTTGTTTTAGGAGCTGATAGAGCAGGTAGAGGCTCAGGTTCACGCGGTAGAGCTTCAGAAGCTCTCTTGCATTTTCCAGCTGCCCCGGAAAAACTTGGGATGGGGATGTTGTTTGCATTTAAGAAGTTTAGCTATGGTGGTCCAGGTAAAAAGGCAACTATTGCAACAGATGTTACTCAAGCACATATCGCTTTACCATTACCAGAAAACTTAGTTGATAGTATCGGTATCAACTACGAAACTGCTGATTTAGGATTAGCAGCTCTAGGGTTTAAAGCTGGCCAACAAGCAACTACGGCTGAAGGATTAAAGAACTTTATTGCCGGTCAAGAAAAGACAGCTGAGGGTAAGGACACAGGCCAGACAACTGCTGGTGGAACAACTGAATTTGTTCTAAGATCTTTAGCTCAAGTATCAGGGGCTGTTGGTGGATTGTTGAATCTAGCTTCAGGCGATGTTCCTAATCCATTCCAAACAGCTATCTTCAAGAATGTTGAAATTAGACAACACAACTTTACATTTAGACTAACACCCGAAACGCCAGAAGACTCAGTAATGATTGCAAAGATTATTAGTGAGCTAAAGTTTCATGCTTTACCTGGTGGCACTGCAAGTAGCTCCTTCCTCTCTATGCCTGATGAAGTAGATGTGATGTTCTTTGGTACCAATGCATTGTACGGTTTTGCTAGATGTGTAATTAAAAGAATTCAGGTGAACTATGCACCTCAAAATGTTCCAGCATTCTTTAAGAATACAGGAGAAAGTAAGTTAGTGGGGGCTCCACAAGCTGTTGAATTGCAGATTGAGTTAAGTGAAATTGAACAGCTAACAAAGGCATCATATCAAGCTGAATTTAATAATATGGATTTGAGTGGACCACAATCCCCAGAAGGTGCAGAGTCAGTACCAAGTGCTGAGCAGCCTGGTAACAAATTGAGATCAGGCACAAACAACCCACCCTTAAAATATAAGGGTGGTGGCTAAGCCAGGAGACAATTAATGGCAATAAACTACTTTAAAAATTTTCCCGTTGTTCAATATGACAAAAATGCTCTTAGAAATATTATACTTAAAGCAAAAATTGGTAAAGATTTAATTCAATCGTATGATTCTTATTATCCTTATACAATTAAGGCAGGTGAAACTCCAACTTCTTTAGCATATGATTATTATGGTTCAGTTGAATATGTGTGGTTAATTTTCTTAGTCAATGATATGGTGGATCCATATTATGATTTTCCAATGGATGATGATATTTTTAATCAATATATTAAGAAAAAATATGGTAGTGTGGCTGCTGCAACAAACCTAGCTGAAAGTTCATATTATCGTAATAATAATTATTCATATTATATGACAAAGACAACCTACGATAATATATCTGCTGCAGAAAGAACTGGGTGGCTAGCTGTGTCCAACTATGATTATGAACTTTTTGAAAACGAAGAAAAAAGAAAGATTAAACTTCTAGATAGATCGATAGCAGTTGATGTGTCATTTGAATTAGAAAGAGTGTTGAAAAAGGTTAATAAAGTATGACACAACAAAATATTGTAGCCCAACCATTTGTTATTAATAATAGACAAGTTGATCAATTTGGATACAAGGCATTATTAATTAAAAACACAAATAACTCAAAAGCACAGTTCAACTTTACAACTTATCTCCAAAGGTTTTCTTTGTTTGAAGGTATGTTTTCAAAGTTCATGTATGTTGAGGGACAGATTTTTGATGGTGCTGGATTTGTAAAGACTGTTGGTCTCCAGGCTGGCGACATTGTTAGAATTGACTTATTCAAAGAGCCAGAAGATTCGCTCGATGATATTATTTCAAACGATTTTTACATTGAATCAGTTGGTAGCGCCACAAGACTTGTTAGCGGTAAAGGTGAGATATTTACGTTCAGAGCCGTATCAAAAATTGGATTCATGGGATTGAAGTCTAAAGTGAAAAGATCTTTTTCTGGTAAGGCATCAGAAATTATACAACAGATTTGTGATAAGTTTTTTGACCTTGAACCAGGTAAGGTTAGTGCAAATAATATTGAAGAGACGTTTGGTGTATTGAACATATCAGCTTCTTCCCTACCACCATTTAGTATTATCGAGAGAGTTAATAGTCAAGCTATATCCACTGCCAATAGAGCTGGCGATAACAATTTCTTTTTTTATGAAACAAGAGAGGGCGTTATCTATAAGTCACTTAGAAAGATAGTCCAGGATGCTAATACATTTAACTATATTATTCCAGCCGATAAGAACAGAAGTCAAGAATCAAAAGATAAAGATTACTTTAGAATTCTTGAGTTTGAAGTAAAGACAACAAATAATCAAAGACAAAAAGTAGAAGAAGGGGCTTTAGAAAACCAAACTTTAACATTTGACTTTATATCCAGGAAGGTAGAAAAAAATACATTCAAACTTAAAGACAACTATAAAGATATTTTGTTAATGGGTGATAATCTAGCATTTGATATAGATGAAATTGATAATCTTGTTGGAGATGATCAGAGAACAACTGACGAAGAACAAAATGTTTTTGCTAGATGTAGTAATAAATCCTATGATCAACAAGAAGATTTTATTAGTATAAAAAGGGGACCAACCCAAGCTCAGTATGAACTAATGAACCAAACTGTAATATCATGTAGAGTTCTTGGTAATCCAAAAATTAAACCTGGCGATATAATTGAGCTCAAGGCTGCGCAATCTGATCCATCTGATCTAGAACAACGTGACCCTTTCTTGAATGGTAAGTTTTTAGTTGGCAGTGCTATGCATGTTGTGCTAGATGCTGGAACTTATGAAACAATTATTGATTTATTTAAGGATGGGTATGAGTTTGATATATCAAACTTCAGAAAAGACACCAATAGTATTTTAATTCAACCTAAGCAATAATTATGGAAACAGGTCAATCTAATTTTAAAAATATGGTTTGGTTCATGGGTGTTGTTGAAGACATTAATGATCCAGAAATGATTAATAGAGTAAAAGTCCGCTGTATTGGTTACCACACAGCGGATAAGACATTAATGCCAACAGATGATTTACCCTGGGCACCATTTATATCATCTACTGCTCAAATGTCTGCTCCACTTGTTAACCAAGGTGATTGGGTGGTTGGATTTTTTATTGATGGTGAACAAGCTCAGCAGCCGGTAGTTCTTGGATCAATTGTTGGTAAACCAGAAGAACAAGCAAATCCAAATCAAGGGTTTTATGATCCAGCTGGAATCCATCCAAGGTTTCCAGGTGAAGGTACAAACGCAAGACATGCAAGAGGTGAAGTAGGAACAGAAGATAGAAATGCTGTAGCTTATTCAAGGGCCTCTGCCACTCCAAATATTCCTTCTGCAGATGGAACTAAGTTTGCAGAACCATTATCTGAGTTTGATGCAAGATATCCATTTAACCATGTGATAGAGACAGATGCCGGCAATGTTATTGAGTTAGATGATACACCAGGAGCAGAAAGAATCCAAATATTCCATAAGAGGGGATCATTTGTTGAATTTCATCCTAATGGATCAATTGTCCATAGAGGAGCAAAGGATCGTTACCATATAGTTTTTGAAAATGAAAATCTATATGCTGGTGGTAATATGAACATGTCTGTAGTTGGAGCAGTTAATATTTTATCTGGTGCTAACACTAACATCTCTACTGGCGGCGATGCTACATGGAGAGTTGGTGGTAACCTAAGAATGGATATTGGTGGAAACTTTGATGTTGCTGTTGCAGGATCAACCAATATTGACTCAGGTGGTACTGCATTAATTTATTCCGGTGGCAATGTGGAGCTACAAGGTAGCCAGGTGCACTTCAATAAACCATCGCCAAGACAGCTTGGCTCTATTAATGCCCCTGAAACAATTACTAAGTCATCTGGTGGTCCAACTGTATTTGAAATTCTTGCTCAAGATGATGATGAACCAAAAACAATTGAAGAATATAATGCAATTCTCATAGCAGCTGGATTACCTCCTGCTAACACTGCACCAGCTACAGAAGGTGATAAAGCTAGACCAGAAGCTGGTGGCGAAAAGAAAGATGTTAAGTGTGGAGCTATTCAATTGCTTGATGATTACTCTAAAGTTAAGGTATCAAAAAACTTTACTCTTGCAGATTTCACGCAAGGTGGTAAAAGAAAATTACAAGCTCATATGGGTTCAACAGAAGCAGATATTTTATGTAACATTGTTAAGGTAGCTGAGAATATTTGCGAACCAATCAAAGCTGCTGGTATTAAATTCAATATTACATCATGCTGGAGAAGACCAGGCGATGCACCAGGAAGTAAGGCAACATCGGACCATAACTTTGGTAGAGCCATTGATATTAATGTTCTTGGTATGTCAGCGTTTGAGGGTGCCAACAAAATATATCAAATTGTTGGTAAGATATCCAAACAATTCCTGCTAGAGTATGCTGCAGGACCTGGTTGGATTCATATTGCATTTCAAGAGGGTAATAAACATGTATTGCCAATGGCTACATTCAGAAATAATGCAGTGTATGCCCGCAATGAATTTATTGACTTGAAGCCTGGGGTGAGAGCAGGATGACGGCAGTAGCAAGAAAGGATGACAAGGTTTATTCACCAACTGGTATAGGTACACGATGTGGTAACCCAGTTGATACAGCTGTTGGTGAAGTAAATTTAGCTTCAGTGTTTGCCAACAATAAACTGATTCCTGTTAAGGGAAACAAAATAGCTCCACATAAAAGAAAGGGCTGTGAGCCTGACGAGTCTATACTAGACAAATACTCGCCTAATGTTTTTATTGGTGGTAAAGAGATAGGAAGAAAGGATGATCATTATGCCACAGGTACCCCTGAGCAGAATACAATCACTGAAGGATCACCAAATGTATTTGCAAATGGTTAATATAAATAACCTTGATACTGGGGATTCATATGTCTAGCTATACAAAAACAACTTCATCTTTTATCAAGAAAAATGTTAGATATTCGGATCTAAGCATTAACTTTGGTAAAAACCCTTTTAATAGTGATGTTAATAGGATAACAGAAGTTGATAGCGTTAAAAGATCTGTTAAAAGTCTTATATTAACAAATAGATATGAAAGACTGTTAGATCCTGGTATTGGTGGAAACATTAGAGCACTATTGTTTGAACCAATGTCCACAATGACAACTACAGTTTTAGAAGATTATATCACCGATACAATTAAGAATTATGAGCCGAGAGCAATCCTAGATAAGGTGGTTGCCGACCCTGATTATGATAGAAACTCGTACGAAGTAACAATACAATTCAGAATTAACTCAGTCGAGCAACCCCAAACACTAACAGTTGCTCTTGAGAGGGTAAGATAATATGGCAAATGGATTCCTAACAACCTCAGAGCTAGACCTACAAAGCTACAAAACTAGCCTAAAGACATTCCTAACTCAGCAAGATCAATTCAAAGACTATGACTTTGAAGGATCAAACATGGCTGTGTTACTAGATCTTCTAGCTTATAATACTTACATGAATGGTGTGTATCTAAACCTTGTTGGTAGTGAAATGTTCTTGGATACTGCCCAGCTTAGAGAATCTATTGTATCTCATGCTAAGGAATTAAACTATACTCCTCGTTCTAGAACATCTGCGGTTGCATACATTGACTTAACTATCACACCAACAGATACTCCTGATTCTATTACAATTCCAAAGTATTATGAAATAAATGGTAGAACAGAAGATGATACAACATATTTCTTTACCACGGATGAGGCCATTATAATTAGAGCTAACAATAACGTCTATAAGGCAGCCAATGTTGCTGTGTATGAAGGTAATATTGTTAAAGAAATTTTTATTGCTAACTCCTCAACACGCTATCTACTACAGTCTGCTAATGTTGATGTTCAATCAATTAGTGTAACAGTGAAAGAATCAAATACAGCAACTATAGAAACAAAATTTAATAAGGAAACATTTTTATTTGGCTTAGATAACACTGATAATATTTATTTTATTCAAGGTGCTGAAGACCATTTGTTTGAAGTAGTATTTGGTAATGGAGATATTGGTAATGCATTAACAGATGGTAATTTAGTCACAATTAATTATAGAGAAACAAATGGTTTAGATGCAAATGGTGTTGAAAGATTTACAGCTCCCAATGCAATTCAAGGATATACAAATATTGCTCTAACAACTGTATCTCCAGCTTCTCAAGGTGCCGAGCATGAAACAGACGAAGAAATTAAATTTAATGCACCCCGCTTCTTCCCAACACAAAATAGAGCTGTAACAGTAGAAGATTATATTGCATTAACAAAGCAAGCATTCCCATCTCTAGAAATTGTTACAGCGTATGGTGGTGAAGAGACTGAACCTAAGCAGTATGGTAAGGTAATTGTTGCTGCAAAACCAATTGGTGGTATCAAACTACCTACACCACTAAAAACACAAATTTTTAATTTCCTCAAAGAAAGATCTGCAATCTCTATCGATCCAGTTATTGTAGATCCGGAATATTTCTTTGCTGAAGTTGTAACAGAAGTTCTTTATAATATTAATTTAACAACAAGATCACAGAGAGATATTGAAGCGCTTGTTGAATCAACTATTATTAATTTTGGTAATACTAATCTTGCCAAATTTGGTTCTGATCTAAGATACTCAAAATTAATTAAAGCAATTGATGATTCAGAAACTGCTATCATTAGTAACAATACAGAATTAAGAATTGTTAAAGATGTTGAAGTAAATACAGGTGTTCCAGCAAGAATTGCTTTTTCTTTTGAAAATGAATTGAAGCAAGAAGTATCTTCAACAAGAAAAATTTATGAGGATACATCATCTACAATTGAATCTTCTCTCTTTACATTCAATTTAAATAATGTTGATTTTCTTGCTAAGATTAAAGATGACACACAAGGCAATTTAATGATTGTTTCTACTGTTAATGGCGTAGTACAACTATTAAAAGATAGAATTGGTACTGTAAATTACACAAACGGTACAATATCAATTGGTCCTATTATTTTTGAAGATGTTGGTTTAGATAATGAATTAAAAATTTATGGTAAGACAAAAAAACTTGACCTAGAAACAAATGCCAATAAAGTACTTCAAATTGAGGCCAGTTACCTAGTTGTCACAGCTCGTGGTATTAGAGCATAATGAAAGAATTAGAAAAGTTTATATCGCCATTCATTGCAAGTCAATTTCCTTCAATCTATAAGGAAGAAGGCCCATTATTTATTGACTTTGTTAAAGCGTATTTTGAATGGCTTGAAAGTAGTGACCAAGTTACCTATGATTCAAGGAGATTGTTAGAGTATAGAGATATTGATAAAACAATAGATGTGTTTATTAATAACTTTAAAAAGAAGTATATGTTTCCTATCCCAGAAGATATTGCTGGTGATAAGGTCTTACTACAAAAACATATTAAAGAAGTATATGGATCAAAGGGTACAGAGCGCGGCCTAAAACTATTGTTCCAATTATTGTTTAGTGATAGTGTAACTGTATATAGACCAGGCGATGATGTTTTAAGATTATCAGATGGAGAATGGAATAGAGACATATACCTAGAAGTATCTTTCAAGCCATATAATAGTTTATTTGTTGGCGAATTTATAATTGGTCGTATATCTGGGGCAAGAGCTTATGTAGAAAGTTTTCAAACAAAATATGTTAATAATAAAAACATAAACATATTTTACTTAACAGATGTTGTTGGTAATTTTAGACATGATGAGGTTGTTTTGATTGATGAATCAAAATTATTGGATGGAGAGGTACCAGCTGTATCAGCAATCAATTCTCCAAAAATTGTTGGCTCTATGTCGGAGGTGGATGTTTCAAATAGAAGCTCACCGTTTGGTTACACAGTAGGAGATATTTTACAAGTTCAAGGTAGGGGATCAAGTGGTAGGGTAGTTGTAACAAAGATAAAGGAGCTCGATGGCACAATCACATTTACGCTTGAAGATGGTGGTTCTGGTTATACAGCTAACAATACTGTCTTCTTAATAAAAGGCCCTGTCACAGGACTTGTTGTAGAGGCTGGTGGTTCAGGTTATAGTAATACGGATGTTATTACATGTTCAAATGGAACAGCAAATGCAACAATAACCTTAGTTAGTGCTTTAGGTGGTGGCGGCGCAATTCTTGCTAACAATATTAATGTAGTTAATGGCGGGAATGGATTTTTAACAACAAATGTATTTACTGTTACGGTTACAATAGCAAACTCCACTGGAGGAGCTTCGGCAGGTAGTGGTGCAAACCTAGTTCCAATAATTGCTGGTGGTGGTGATGAAGCTGGATTGAGAATTGGCGCATTATCCAATATTAAAAACATTTTCTCTTCAGCTATAAAGATTAGTACAATTGGTCAAACACTAAACTATATTGGCACTGCCAATAATGTTGATAATATGTTGATTGGTGAACTATCTTACCCAACTGGTACGGGTTATGGGTTAGCATCTAATGTAGCGGCTGGCTTTGATACAATCCTCAAAGATGCTCTTAGCTTTCAAAATTATGAGGTTGGTACAATATCTAAGATTTTTACAACAAATCCAGGCCAAGATTACACAACTAACGTCCAAATTACTGTAACTGATACTGTAATAGGATTAATGGAATTGTTAGACCAAGAACATCCAGCAGGTCGTGGTGAGCTGGGTAATGGATATCTTGGCAATAATGCAGTTGTAATTGGTGTTAGTGGATTTGGTTCAGATGCTCTAGGTGAAGTTAAGGTCATTGACTCAGGTCTAGGATATGAGCAAGAAGAAGAAGCAACTTTGGTATCCTTGGCAAATACAAACTTGATTACATCTGGTACTGTCTTACTAACAAGACAGGGGCAGGGTGAGGGTAACTTTAAATCATCTCGTGGATTTTTAAACTCCGACAAATATATTCACGATGGCTATTATTATCAAGATTTTTCTTATGAAGTAAGATCATCTATTGTATTTAACAAGTATAGCGATCTTTTAAGAAAGCTTTGGCACCCAGCTGGTGTTGAAAAGTTTGGACGTGTTCTTGTAAGTAGTGAAGTAACAACAGCCACACCTGATGTTGTACAGCAAGCATATATAGGCGATGGATCAACAACAACGTTTGCTATCCCAGGTGGGGCGTGAGTACACTAATAGTTAAAGTAAATGGAATAGTACAGGTACTAGGTACTGACTATACTATTTCCGGTAACAATATTGTATTTGCCGATGCTCCAGGAGCAAGTGATACTATTGAGGTTAGAAAGGAAACACCAAGAAGTGTCTTAGAGACTAGTTTTAAAATTGAACAAATAAGACTAACAGAACTACTCACTGCATACGCTACACAAACAATTGTATCTTCAACATTTAATACTAATGTTGGCACAGGTACTACCACAACATTTGTTACAGCATATTCAACATCTAAGGCAACCGACACAACTGTTGCCACATCTAAATCAACGACAACAGCATATATTTCAGAATTTGATACAGTTGTTGCCACATCTAGAAATACTGTATCCCAATTTGTTACAGCCTACCAGACTGTATTTAATACAACATCAACTTTTGATACTGTTATTGCCACAACATATGCAACAACAAAAACAACATCTACTGTATTTGAGACAACTGGAGTAACAAATGTAGACACATCTACTGTCTATAATACAACAAAAACAACAATTTACGATAACAGCAGATCAACAACCACAATCTATAGCACTGCTTATACCACAACATATGCCACTGAGACTGCTTACAATACCGCTAGAAATACAATCTATAATACAAATTTTGCTACTCAAACAAGCAAGAACACAGACACATCTAAATCAACGTCAACTGTTTACGACACATTGTATGCATCTTCTTATGGAACAACAACAGTATTTGACACATCCAAAGATACAAACATACTAACATCTAAATCTACTGATACAGTTATTAATACCTCAAAAGCAACAAACACAACAACTGCTTTTGCTACAATCTTTGATACAACTGGCTCAACATCAAGAAATACAACTTCCTTATTTGTAACTGTATTTAATACATCTAAATCTACATCAACAGTATTTGGCACGACGTTTGATACAGTATTTGGTACTAGCAAATTAACAGCCACTAATAAGTCAACGACAACTATATTTAATACATCAACTGTATTTGATACAATTTTTGATACTGGTTATAACACTAGCAAACAAACAACGTCACTATTCAATACAACAACCACATTCAATACAGCATATGCTACCAACTTTGCCACAACGTCAACGTTTGATACAAACTTTGGCACTCAAACAACTATAACTAAAAATACGGCAAGAAACACAACTACGGTATTTAATACCTTAACCACTGTTGCCACATCAACAAGTGGTACAACATCCACAACATTTGGTACCACATATGCTACAAATTTTGGTACCGAGACAGCGTTTATAACAAACTTTGGTACTCAAACAACTATAACTAAAAATACGGCAAGAAACACAACAACTATATTTAATACCTTAACAACTGTTGCCACATCAACAAGTGGTACAACATCCACAACATTTAATACCACATATGCCACAAATTTTGGTACCGAGACAGCGTTTGTAACAAACTTCTTAACCGAAACCAACCGCGGAACAAATATTGCTACTGACACAACTGGCTCAACAAACAAGGCTACAGGAACATCCAGATCAACAACAACTACGTTTAACACCACAACATCATTTAATACAACAACAGTATATGGCACCGTATTTGCCACAACGACAACATTCCAAACAACAACAACCTTCATCACAACAAGGGTGAGCGTCACTACCCGTACAACAATTCCTCAATTTATAACAACATATGAAACACAAACGACGTTCACAACCACATTTAGTACAGTATATGTAGAATTAGGTGGATACTTGTGGCAAGAACCACAATTCTATACAGTTAGCGTATTCACAAGCCGAGCAACAAGTAGAAATACCTTAACAAGCAAGATAACAAGCGATATTGGTTTTGATACTACATTTGATACCACATTTTATTTCAATACATCTAAATCCACTGACACATCTAAATCCACTGACACAACTGGCTCAACAAACAGAGCAACGGGAACATCTAAAGCTACTGCAACATCTAAAAATACAACTACAGCTTTCAATACAACAACAACATTTGGTACAACATACCAAACAACCACAGCGTTTGTTACTGCTTTTCAAACATTAACAGTATTTGGTACTAATAGAGGTACTACAACTGTATTTGATACAACAAAAAACACGGCCAGAAACACAAGTACAGATAAAGTAACAGTGTTTTTAAGAAATACATCAACATCCTCAGTAACATCTACAACATTTCCTACAACTTATCAATCTGCTACAACAACTGTATTTGTGACATTGAGAGGCACAACAACAGTCTTTGATACAACAAAAGACACGGCGAGAAACACAAGTACAGATAAAGTAACAGTGTTTTTAAGAAATACATTAACATCATCAATAACATCTACAACATTTCCTACAACTTATCAATCTGCTACAACAACTGTATTTGCAACGTCTAAAGGTACTACAACAGTATTTGATACAGCAAGGAGTACTGCCGCCACTACCGGAACAAGCGTATTAACATCAACTGCATACAACACGTTAGTAGCCACAGCACTTTCAACTAATAGAGTAACTGCAACAAGCGCATCAACAACAACAGTATTTGATACAACTACTGCGTATGATACAAATGTTGCAACAGCTAGAGACACATCAAAATCTACAACTACAATATTTGAAACTAACCTTGGTACAAGTGTTTTAACAGCAACTATATTCAACACTGCATTTAACACTGTTGGTGCTACAACAAAAAGTACTGCCACAACAACAGTATATGGCACTGCCTATGCTACAACTACCTCTTATGATACAGTGTTTGGTACATTGTTCCAAACCAATAAAACAACAGACACTTCAACTGCTACTTCAAAATCAACAGATAAATCAACATCAACTGTGTTTCAAACGACAACTGCCTACAACACAGACACTACGTTTGAAACTAATAAAAATACAACATTTGATACTACAATAGTTACTGATACATCCAGTGTCACAGTAATCTTGACGGATAAGAGCACTTCAACATTATTTGAAACTGCCATTGATACAACATATGAAACTAACAAACTAACTCAGTCTACAATAAATACAGTGTTCAACACAGCAAAGAACACTACAAGTGTATTTAATACAACAATTGACACTGCCTATGCAACCAACATTGCTACGGCAACATCCAGATTTACAACAAACCTAACTAATATAACAACATCAACAACATTTGAAACTGGCTATGAAACTCTAATAGAAACATCCAGATCAACAACAAGTACATATAACACAGCATATGCCACAACTACTGTATTTGACACGAGCCCAAATACAACAAGAAATACATTGACGCAATCTGTTTATGCTACCACATCAACCACATTAAAGAATACTGATACATCTATTTTAACTGAATATAGAATTGTTGTAACTCAGACATTATTCAGTACTGTTATCCAAACAACATACGAAACAATTGCTGGTGTCTTAACAACAATTGATACTAACATTATTACCAATAAGACAACAGACACTTCTTTTGCATTTGAAAGTAGAAACACTCTAAGAGATACAGCATTTCAAACAACAAATCCAACTTTGATTGCTACGACAACACTATTTCAAACATCATATAATACAAATCAGGTCACACATTATGTAACATTCAACACTGCATTTGAAACAAGTAAGAATACTTCAACAGTATTTGATAAGGCAACATCGACTGTATTTAATACTACAACTTTATTTAACGCACTAACTGTAGTTTCATCATCAACATCTCGCAATACTCTAATAACTTCTTCAACTGTATTTAATACAAGTAGAGAAACTATATATGCTACTGGCACATCTAGAACAACAACTTCCTTATATCAAACTGACACACCAACAATATACAATACAGGTTATGATACAAACGTAACCACAACATCATTATTTGTTACAGCATTCTTAACTGTTTCAACATTTAATACAAGCCAGCTGACATCAAGAAATACAGCACTTTCAAAAGATACAGAGATCATTACGTTCTTTGGTACATCACAAGCCACATTTAAGCCTACAAGCACAACACGCCAAACCGTTTATGTTAGTGACTTCACCACTGTATCTCGTACAACTCAGTTCAACACATCAACAACTGAAACAACGGCATTTGATACTAAGAGAGGTACAAATCAAACAACTGTGTTTGATGGCTCAACATCATTCTTAACTAGCTTTGCTACAACGCTAAACAAGACTACAACAACAATCACTGGCAAGAGCACGCTAAGTCATTATAATACTTTGGTGGGTACATCTAAGGTAACAAACATTGCTACATCTACCGATACAACAACAGCTTTCGACACACAAACAAACCGCAACACAACATTTGAAACAGCGAGAACAACCCAGAGTGAGTTGGCAACAACATTTGTTACATTGTTTGATTCCACGTTTGCTACATCAAAAACAACATCAACAAACACAAACACATTTACATCAACATCCTCTCTTGTAACTACAACGTATGATACATCTAAGAGCACTGTTAATAATACAAGTACAACATACCAGACAACTTTCCAAACTGATTTAGGTAGCGGTACACTAACAACTGTTTCTTCTTTAGTAACCAAATTAACAGGCACATTAACATCAACTGTTACAGCTAAGCTAACTACAATTGATACAACAAAAAGTACAGAAACTCAATACTTGATGTCAAGTAGTTTTGGGACATCTACTGTGTTTGAAACTGTTATTAGTTCTGCATACGATACAACTACAACATTTAATACACAAACAATTTTCCAGACATCTTCTGTCTTTAATACAACAACATTATACCAGACTGACTCTGGTACTGGTACAATGATTGGTACATCTAAGACCACATCAACTAATATTTCAACAAATACAAATAAAGGAACAGCAACATCAAGAAATACATTAACAGCAAGTGGCACTTATTATGTTACATCTAAAAATACTATTTCAAATTATGATACAATAAGAAATACAGTTGCTGGGTTAACTATTGCACAGACAAGCACATCACAAAACACTACAACAATTTACTTAACTGCTTATCAGTCAACAATTAATACAACAACAACTTACTTGTCATCTTATTCAACTGTAATTGATACAAGTAGACAGACGCAAGCTTTAACAACATTTGGTACATCTAAGACTACAGAAACTATATTCCAGACAGCTGCAGCTAGTGGGACATTGTTCAATACAGTTAAGAATACAACAACAGCATTTGACACAGTTTACCTAATTACACAATCTGTTATTTCTATAGCTACCACATTCCAAACTGACTCTGGCAGCGGTACGTTAAAGGATACATCTCAGAATACAATAACAAGCTATACAAGATATGCTGGTGGTAAGCAAACATCTACCGTGTTTGCTACAGCATATGCTACAAATCCATTTGTAACAACATCATTTGGTACATCTAAGAACACACTAACTGTTTATGCAACTCTCTTTACTCAGTTTGGAACTTCTAAGAACACAACGACAACTTCTGGTAAAACTACAACCACAGCGTTTGATACAATCTATGCCACAGGTCCATTGACTCAAAAGGCAACAACCACAACCTACGACACTGTCTATAGTACTGGTATTCCTACAACAAGAGAAACAGCTACATTCTTAACAACATCAACTGCGTTTGTTACTGAGACAGCCAGAATTACTGGCTCTGGTAAGATTACTCAATTTGCTACAACAACTACAGTTGATACCGATACAGCTAGAGGCACGTCTACTGCATTCCAGACAGATTCAGGGGCTGGTACACTTTATGACACATCTAGAAATACATTTACTGGCACAGTAACTTCATTCAATACAACAACTGTAACTATCAGTGATATTCTAACAAGTAAATCTACAACTACACAGACTGATCAGGGAACGTTAGTTAATACATCAACTACAACCTCATACGGTACAGAAACTGAGTATACAACAGCAAGCGGCGCCACAGTATTTGAAACATCCGTTAGCACTGAAACGGTTATTGACTTCAGCATTAGAAATACTGAATATCTAACTTTAACATCAATTGAAACGGATACTGTTTATGAGTCTGGAGACCGTCAAACAGATAGAACAACTCAGATACTAACTAATACTGAAACATCAGAGCTTGTAATTGATACGACAAGAACTACTTCTGTTGTTACATCATACCAAACAGACTCTGGAGCTGGTACAATGAAAGCAACATCTCGAGTAACTGATAAATCTACTGACACAAATTACGATACAGCTATTCAAACAACATATGAAACTGTTATTATAAATAACTAGAGCATAGGATTTAGGACACGTAATGTTAACCAAATTTAAGCGAAATGTAGTTGACCTTTTTATAGATTCTGTGGCTAATACGCTAAGCACAGACCTATCCGGCACTGTAACTGTCAACAATTCTTCTGCCAACGTAACTGGTTCAGGAACAAACTTTACTGTAGATTTTACAGTAGATGATCGTTTGTTTATTGGTTCTGAATCTAGACAGATTATTTCAATAGTTAATAATACATTAATGATTGTCGGTTCAGCTTACTCAGCCAATGCTTCTGCTAACACCTATAAAAAAGGTAGATTAGAAAATGATAGTTATTATGTTTTTGCTGCCAGGCAGTCACCATATGAAAATGATAGTGTTGTAGCAAACACAATTGATGATGATTATGAATCTCAAATATTTGTTCAAGATGAACTAATGTTTGGTATGAAAATTACAGATGATGATGTATTACCAATGGCAACAAAAAGAGAATGGCAAGCAAATACAATATATGCCATTTATGATGATAAAGATAAAGAGATTACATCCAAAATTTTTTATATTATAACATCAGAAAATAAAGTTTATAAGTGTATTGACAATAACCTTGGTGATAAATCAACAGTTGAACCATCACACACACAATTGGGATTCCCGCCTGTAGAGTCAGATGGCTATAGATGGATGTTTTTGTATACAATTGATAATATTGATTATCTAACATATGCTACAGAGAATTATATTCCTATTATTGAAAATGCTAACGTAAAAAGTTCAGCTATTGATGGTTCTATTTTTAATATTATAGTAGAAGCCAATGGTTCCTCATATCCAGCAGATAATGGTAATATTAAAACAGATCCAGATGGTAATAATCATATTATTAAAATTAGAACAGGAACATCAACATCTAATGACTTTTTTGCTAACTGCGCAATTACTATTATTAATGATTCAACAAATTTGACTCATGTTAAGGAAATTAGAGACTATGTTTGTAATGCAGCAGGTAACTTTATTATTTTGAAGGTACCATTCTCTACAGGTCAAGTATCAAATAATAACCCTTATTCAATTGGTCCATTTATTAAGATTGATTCTAAAACTGGTTCTAATTGTGTTGCCTCTGCTGTAATGCAAAATATTTCAAATACCAATTTTACTGGTAGTGTTGAAATGGTTGATATCATTAATCCAGGCAGAAATTATAAGCAAGCAAATGTTACAGTACAAACATCAGTTGGTTTTGGTAGTGGCGCCCAAGTAAGAGCTATTATATCCCCGTCTGGTGGCCACGGTTCAAATGTTAAAGATGAGCTGTATTGTGAGTCTGTTGGTATTGGTGTAGAGTTCTCAAATACAGCTACATTTTCATTTTCATCAGATGTTGAATTTAGAACAGTTGGTATCTTAAAAAATCCTCTTTCTTCTACAGCTTTAGATGGTACAGGGACTGTAGATCTTGTTGCTAATAGTTTAAGTGTTGTTGGACTTGGCACCAAGTTTACAACTGAATTAAACATTGGTGATAATATCATATATCTTGATGAAGAAAAAGAAATTAAGTCGATTGCCAACAACACAAGTTTGACAATAAAAAACCCATTTTCATACACAGTGGTAGCTGAATCATTTGATATTAGAAAAAGATTTTTCAATGCATTTTTCAATCAAACAGTAGCTGTTACAGCTTCTAATACAACACCATCTGTATTTGAACCAGGTGAATTCATCTTAGGATCTGATGGCGCCGGCGGTGGTTCTCAGATACGAGCTAAGGTTGCATTTGCTAACACGTCTAAAGTAATATTAACTGGTTTAGATAGATCTCAAGCACAAGGTAATAATAGCGTTGTAACATTTGTTAATGATGTTGTTATGGATGGGGTTGGCTACGATGTAAATGGCGCTGATACGCCAACTATCACTGCATCGGGAGCTAAATACTCTAAGGCGGCTGGTAATTCAGCTATTACAACGGTTCCTGATTTGAAATTGTATACTGGTGAAATTTTGTATCTACAAAACCTATTACCAATACAAAGATCAAATACAACAAACGAACAAATTAGACTAGTAGTTAAGTTCTAGAGGTTCTAAGAATGGCTCTTGATATCGCAAACACAGTATTAAATGCATCACCTTATTTTGATGACTATAATGAGAGTAAGAACTTTCATAGAGTTCTCTTTAGACCATCTGTTGCTGTCCAAGCCCGTGAACTAAACCAAATACAGTCCATTCTTCAAAATCAAATTGAGAGATTTGGCCAGCATATCTTCAAAGACGGTAGTATTATCAAGGGTTGTAGTCTTTCTTATCTTGATAGAATTGATTATGTTTCTATTAATGACCAATTTAATAGTAATACATCATTATCATCCACTAATAGTCAGTTTGTTAATGCTATTGCAGTTGGTGCAAATTCTGGTGTAGTTGCCCAGATTATTTCAGCAAGAGAAGGTTTCAAGGCTTCATCTAATCCAGCCAGATTCTTTATTCAATACACCCAGCCTGGTTTTAACGATCAGAGAACATTTGATCAAAATGAAACTATTAGTCTTTATCAGCCTGGTAAATCATACATCGATAAAGTTATTGTTCAAGTTAATACAGCAGTTACTGTTAATACAACAAACTTCCCTGTTGGCTCTAAGCTAATTAATAATGTAAACAAAGCTCGTGGCTTTGTTATCAATGCGTATGCTAATACACTTGGTAACTTTATAGAATTGAGAAATGTAAGAAAAACATTTGTAGTTGGTAATCAACTAGTGCTTTCAACAGATACGGCAGTTAGTGCAAATGTTGTTAGTGTAAATTTTGAGAGTTTTGCAAATTCGTTAATTGATACAATAACAACACTTTCTAATAATGCGGAACTTGGATACACCTCTCTTGGCTTTGCTCATGGTGTCGTTGTATCTCCTGGTATTATTTTCCATAAAGGTCACTTTGTTAAAGTCGATACCCATACAACAATTACAAATGAAAACACACCAGACCCAAGTGGTAAAATTTTATACTTCAAGACAGAAGAAAGTGTTATCAAAGAAACAGATGATTCCTCTCTTTATGATAATGCCTCTGGTACAACAAACATTAATGCACCAGGTTCTCATAGATTAAAGCTAACATCAACATTAATTGCTAGAGATAAAAATGGTGCTAACACTATCTCTAATACAGACATTGCATTCCCAATTGTTGAGTTTGGTAACAACGGTCCAATTTTCCAAAAGACAAACACTGAATATAATATTATCGGTGATGAATTAGCAAAGAGGACATATGAAGAGTCAGGTCATTATGTTATCAAGCCATTTACAATTCTAACAAAACCACATGGTAGCGATTCAGACAAGTTTGTATATGAAGTTGGTCAGGGTTTGTCGTATGTTAAAGGTAAAAGAATTGAATTTCAAAACAACCAAAATATTGAAGGAAGAAAAGGTGTTGATACAGTATCTGAATCAGAACAGCCAATCACTATGGCTTATGGCAACTATGTTGTTGTTGATGATTTAAGAGGGTACTTCCCAGTTGATCAATCAGTAGAAGTAAGATTCTACAATACTGCTCAAAATGCTGTAACAGGTGAAAGATTACCTGTTGCTAATACTGCAACTGGTACAATTGTTGGCTATGCAAATATTAGGGCAATAAGATACATTGATTCAAGTACTGCCCCTAAAGGTTCACACCTTGCTCAATACAGATTATACATTTTTAACTATAGAGCTGAATCTAACTTCACATTTCAGGATGCAAGATCAGTTGTTTATAATGATGGTACAAATGATCAAGCGTTTGCTGATCTTGTGTTAACAAACGGTCTTCCTGTCTTAGAAGAAAGCACTCAAACTCCGTTATTCTTCAATCTAAATGCTAAGGCTGTTAAAAATTTAAGGAATAGTAATAACGTCCTTGATACAAATTATTTTTATACAGCTGCTAACACCTCAGGTGCTCAACTTCAATCAACTGGTATATTAACATTTGGTATTGGTGCTCTAAAGGGCATTCTTGGGTTTACTAGTGGTAGCAACACAGATGAATTAAAAGTTGATATTATTGTCGCAGATGCTAATGCTCAATGTGCGAGCGCTCTAGTTGGCACTGTAGCAGCATCAGCCACAAATGTTATTACAGGTACAAGTACACTATTCACAGAAGATTTCATTCCAGGTGAATGTATTAGATTTGGTGGTCTACCTTCAGCTAACACCCATAGAATTGTATCTATTACTAATGCAACATCAATGACAATCAACACAGCTGTCACTGTTGCAGCAAATACATATACTAGAGTGCACTTGAGAGGTTCAGCTATTGCATTAAATCCAGCTGCTGGCTCAAAGAGAACAATGGTTGTCAATCCAGGTACGGAAACAGCCACAATTAATCTTAGTAACAGCTATGTTGGTACAACAAATGTTATTGTTAGATTCCAAGCTTTTAATAATGAAGCCAATCCAATAATTAAAACAGTTAAAAGAAACACGGTAGTTATTATTGATACATCAAATAATGCTGCCAATACAACAGGTCCATGGTCACTGGGTGTTCCTGATGTTCTAAGATTAACTGGTGTATTTGTTGGCTCCAATTCATCAAACTTCGTAACACAATCAAATAAAATGAATGATTTTATTCTTGATAATGGTCAAAGAGATACACATTATGACCATGCCAAAATCCTTCTTGCACCAACATCCGCTCTAACACTTTCAGTAAATACACACTTGCTGGTCCAGTTTGATTGTTTTACAGCAAATGTTACAACTGGTGAAGGATTTTTCTCCGTTGAATCATATCAAGCAAATGATTCACTTGCAGCCAATACAGAATTGACTTTAAGAACGTATGAGATTCCGTCTTATACAACCACTATTGCCAATACAACAGTAACATATGACTTGAGAGATATTATTGACTTCAGACCTTATAAGGCTAACACAGCAAACATTACATCTTCATTTACTAGCGCTACAATTAATCCACCTTCAACAAATACATTTAATTCTAATACAACATCATACATTCCATATCCTGGTTCTACATTAGTAACAAATTTTACTTATTATATTGGTAGAAAAGATAGATTAGTTCTAACACCAGAGGGTGCATTTAAAGTTGAAGAAGGTCTACCTGGTATCAATCCAAGATTTTCACCAATGTTACCAGATGTTCTAAATGTTGCTGAAGTAAATGTTCCAGCTTATCCATCTCTATCTGATACAGAAAAATTAGTTGTAAATAAGCCAAATAACAGTATTCAGATTGATATTCTGACAAATAAACGCTTCACCATGAGAGACATTTCAGTTCTTGAGAAAAGAATAGAAAGACTAGAGTACTATACTACTCTCAATATGTTGGAAAATATTGCACTATCTACTGTAATTGCTGATAATAATGGCGACCAAAGATTTCAGAATGGTTTCTTTGTTGATCCATTCAATAGCCATGCATTTGGTAGAACAGAAGACCCAGATTATAAAATTGCTATCGACGAACAGAATGGTCTTCTAAGACCATTGTTTGAACCACAGGTTATTGAGATGGAGTTTGATAATAATCCAGCTTCCTCTAATAATGTTCAAGTAACTGGTAATATGGTTACACTTCCATATGTCCATGAAGTGTATATTGACCAACCACATGCTTCTGACCCAATTAATGTATCAGGTATACCAATTGCCTTCAGGGGTACAATTGATGTAAGACCAACAGTCAGAAATGATATTGAATTCCTAGCAAGACCAGTTTCAGTTGGTAGTACATCTAAAATTGCTCAATCTTATGAATCAATGGCCTCTGTTACACCGGGTATTACGCAATACGGTTGGTGGAGAGAAGGAATTCAGAATAATGACGATTACAATATTAAATCTAGTTCTAATGATGCAAGAAATGCAACATCAATTCCAATTGAATCAAATAAGTCAGTAACAACTCAAAGTGGAGAAAAAAATCAGACTGGCATTGTATTCCTTTCAAAGGAAAGAGTGTATGCCTTCAAGGCTGTTGGTTTAAAGCCAAATACAATTCATTATTTGTTTATTAATGATAATAATAATTCACAGTTTGCTGCTCTTGGTGAAATAAGTGCATCACCAAATGCAGCAGATGAAACATTTGTAACAAGAACTACTCCATGGGGTACTGTTATTGAGTCAGATTCTCGTGGTGAGATTATTGGTAAGTTTATTGTACCATCACTTTCTCTAAGATCAGGTACTCACAAATTAACACTTAGAAATAGAAATACATTAAACCGTGGTATTGATGAATCATATGCAGATGCATATTTTACAATCGATATTACATTACAACAACCACCTATTGTTGTTGATCCACCTCGTCCACCACCACCAGATGCTAATACACCAGCAAATACTAACTTACCTCCTCCAAGCAATAATTCAACAAACACTGTTGTTTCATTGCCTGAGGCATTTGCAAGATTCACATATACTGGTGATACCTATATAACAATACAGCAGGATGCAAATGGTTATGTTTCCAATGGTATATTTAACTTAGTATTCACCGATGATAGCTTTGTTAAGAATGGATCAATTACAGCTTATCAATGGAATTTCAATACTGATAATTCTCCAGAGATTGAAATTTTAGATTCTAATACAACACTAACTGGGGTGGGTCCACATGATATTAAATTTAAGACTGACAAGGCTATCCAGGACGTTACAGTAACTTTATCAATTACTGATTCAGCAAGCCAAATTAAGCGTAACAGTCAGTTAATCAGATTGACTAAGTTAGTCAAGCCACCTATTATTGTTCAACCACCAGCTACACCACCAACTGTACCAAATGTGGCTTTAACATTTGTAGCATCAGAAATCAACTCAATTGCAGATCCATTCATTTACCATCACTGGGGTATACGTGAATTTGAACCAAGCTTCCTCATCGGAGGCTTAAATCTACCATACTATGGTCTCACATATAACACAAGTACATCATTAGGCACAAACACAGTTATTAAAATTATTGCTAAGCCATCAATTGATTATGAAGGCTACATTGGCTGGACTGTAACACCTGTTTCCGCTACATCATTGAGAACATTTACCCAGGCAAACTTAACCCAAGTTTATGTTAATACAGGTGGTAGCGGCTACTCAAACAATGACACAATTAGATTCTCTAATGGTCAGGTTGATGCTTTTGCTACAATCTTTACAGACGATGTTGGTAGCATCTCATATGTTGAGCTAGCATCACGTGGCAACTTTACAGATGGTACTCCAGTTACGCAAGAAACATTTACTGCAAATAGCACCGTCAATCAAAACTTTACGTTGTCTGTTTCAAGTACAACTGCAAGTATACTAGTTACAGTTAATGGACTGGTTCAAACACCAACAACAGATTATACTGTGACTGGTGGTGGAACAACATTAGCATTTACAAATGCTCTTGATTTTGCCGTAAGTCCAGATGTTGTTGTTGTCTCTTATAATGTAACAGGAGTAACACCAGGTACTAACTTTAAGCCATCAAGTCAAATTAGAGTACAAATTGCTAATACAACAAATCCTGCTAATAGCACCAATGGTAATACATCTAGTGGTACTGGTGCTATATTAACGCTAGTACCTGGTGTTGTATTTAATTCAACACCAACTGATTCACCAAGAGTTGCTAATGACTCAATTACATTGTACTCAAACACAGGTCCAGATACAGAAACAATTGTACTTGTTAAAGGTGATTTTTATCTTTCAAATGGATATGCTAATTCAATTGGTAACACGTCACAACACTTTACATTGAAGACAACATCAGAGACACCAATCGTGAGCCCACCTATCAATGTGGGCAACTGGGGTGGTATTGGGTTACCAGGTACTGGCGGCACGTATGTGAAAACAAAATAATTGAGGAATAACAATGACAGATGCAATTAAATATACAAGTCTTTCGCAAACATTTAGAGTAACAGCTCCTCCAGGAGTTCCTGGAGTATATGTTTCAAAGCTAGGCTTATTTTTTAAAAAGAAATCTGATTCGTTAGGTGTCCAGGCTTTTTTAATGCAGGTAACAAATAACTTACCAGATTCAGATAAAATTCTTCAAAATTCTTTAGTATCAGTTGATTCGGAAAATGTAGCAGTTTCAACAGATGGTTCTTCAGAAACAACATTTACGTTTCCACAACTCGTATATCTAAGTGCAGGTGAAACCTATGCGTTTGGTGTTAAGGCCATTGGTAACACACCCGATTATGAAATTTGGGTTGGTGAGCTAGGTAGAAGAGACTTAGCTACAGATAAGCCAATTGGTTCAAACCCAGTAGTTGAGACTGCATACTTTGCTGGTAATAAACAAAAATATGCTGATCTCATTAACCAAGATATTAAGTTTAATCTTTATAGAGCAAGATTTACTGCTAGTAGTGGTACTGCAGCATTAAGAAATAATAATACAGAAATTATTTCATTTTACAACTTATCAAATATCTCAGGTACAGTTGACATTAGAGCAGGAGACCACATTTATGCCTGGTCCAATTCATATGTTAATACATCTGCTAATGCTATAGTAACTAAACTTGATATGGTTAATAATTTATTATATGTAAAAAATTCTTCGGGTAACTTTACAGCAAACACAGACATTGCATTTATAAGAACTGGTGAAGAAGGGGACCCAACATCCAATAATTCTGGTATGTTGGGTATTGCTAGAATTGATAGTACAGCTAATAATGGTTTAACCAAATTTGAATATCATGGAATTGTACCAAAGCTAGCTGTAAATAAAATTCCATTTACTGGTGTTACATTTAGGTATAAGGGTGCCAAATATAATGGTACGAAATATGTCCAAGATGACGCTAAGTTGATTGACAATAATGTTGAGTTAGAGTTTAGAGATAGAGCAAGATACTGGCTAGGTGAGACAGATGAAAAATCTGCAAGTAATGAATTTACAACAGGTGTTACTCCATCAGGTCTACAATGTTCTAATTCTTCTATTATTATTGAGGCTGCTATTAATTCAGATAATGATTATATTTCTCCAGCCATTGACCTAACTCGTAATAATGTTATTTTATTACGTAATGTTATTAATGCTAATACAACAAATGAACATAAAAATGGCGGCGGAGCTAAATCAAGATATATTTCTAAGATTATTACTCTAGAAGATGAACAGGAAGCAGAAGATTTGAGAATCTTTATCACCGCCAATAAACCAGCTAATACTGAAATTCACGTCTATACAAAAGTGTGGAATGACACAGATCCAGAACCATTTGACAGTAAGGTCTGGTCAAAGATGACATATGAATATCCAGCAACTGTTAGAAATACTAATGCTCCAGATGAATATCTTGAATATGTTTACTCATTTGCATCTACTGCAACACTTGCTGGTAATGCATTAGCAGCATTCCAAGCAAATAACACAGTACCTGTATCATACCTTAGTGCAAATTCAACCGGTGGAGTAACTGGTGGTCCAGTATATGGTGGTAGTGGTTATAATAAAGTCATTAAAAAGTTTGCAGTTAAACTTGTGTTAACTTCTGATGATGAATTGGAATATATCTATCCTAAGGTAAATGATCTAAGAGTCATAGCATTGCAGATATAATATGGAAAGAGATATAATTTATAGAGTCCAGGAAAATCCTGACTACATAAGAGACATAGAAACAAATGCTGTGTTAAATACTAATACAGCTAAGTTAAGAGAATATAAACTTAGAAAGAAGCAGAACAAAAAGATACAGGATCTACAAAGTGAAGTGGCGGAACTAAAGGCCCTTCTCCAAGCAGTCCTTGAGGAAAGAAAATGTCAGTAACAATTAATTCAATTGATGCAAACTCAGATACATTTGCAAGTTGGGTTGCTATTACTAACCAGATGGCCCAAACTATTAGTAATTCTGTTATTACAGCCAACACCACAGAAGGCATTACAGGCAATTCTACTGTGAACTTCAATGCCAAGTTGTTTGGCAAGTTTGCAGCTAATACGATTCTAGTTGGCAACACTATAACATCAAATGTTACTGGTGCAAATGTAGCTATTGAGGCTAACCTTGAATTGAAGTCAGCATTCAAATTATATACTGTTGGTGATTTAAATGTCAAAGGTAATATTATTATTGATACTACTGCTAAGTTACGATTTGCCGATAGATCCACAACATACTCAGCAAACACAGGTTGGTTGAAGGCCAACTCAACTGGATATGTTTTAATTGCCAATCTTAATGTCAAAGGCACTGACCTAGATCCAAATGAATTTGTATTGACATCAAATCTTGGTCCTTATACAACAGCTACTAACACAACATTTGATGTTATTGCCTATGATTCATCAGCTAGCAAGTTTGTAAGAACAAGATTAACTCATCTTCAGACTCAAGAAATTGATGCCCTAACACTTGGTTTGGTGACAGCTAATGCTGCAGCTGGTGAGGTGAGAGTTAATGCCAATACAAACTTTGGTGGTACAACATCATCATTATTTGTTTCTAATACAGTAGCTAGAATTGGTGTCGGTGGTGTTACAAGTCCTCAAGCACCATTACACGTTCAGGGTGCTGTTTATGCTACTGGTGACATTACGGCATTTTATACATCTGACCAAAGATTGAAGAAGGATGTAGTCAGACTTGATAATCCTCTCGAAAAAGTAAGATGGTTAAATGGTGTTGAATTTACATGGGATCTTGATAAGATTGCCGACTCACCATTTATTGGCCCAAAGCCTGATAAAGATATTGGTTTGATTGCCCAGGAAGTTGAGAAAGTATTTCCTCAGGCTGTCACAGAAAGAGAAGATGGCTATAAGGCTGTAGATTATAGTAAACTTGTTCCAGTGCTAATTGAAGCTATTAAGGAACTCAGCTATAGACTTAATATAGTGGAAGCTGAGCTAGAAGATAAATACCGCAGTAGTAGTAGATAAGATGGCAACAAAAGTTAATTTGGTCGTCGACCAAGGTTCAACATTTTCAACCTCTATTACCTTCAATGATGAGAACGGTAATACTATTAACTTTTCTTCTTATTCTGGCGCAGCCCAGATGAGAAAGCACTTTACATCTTCAAATTCTACAAGTTTCTCTGTCAGCCTGACATCAAATGGTATTGTGACATTAGGGTTAACTGCCAATCAAACCGGCAATTTAGTGGCTGGTAGATATGTATATGATCTAGAGGTAACGGATGGATCAAATGTTATTTCGAGATTAATTGAAGGTATAGTGACTGTAACACCAAACGTAACTAGGTAGAATTATAAATAACTTATGGCAATTATAAGTAAAGTTACAGTAGCAGGCCAGAAACAAGCTGGTGTTGTCACTGTAAAAAACGTGAACGGAGGATTGCAGCAAACTGCTAAGGTTAACCCTATCAGTTTGATTTCAACCCCCGGCCAAAGATTTGATCAACTTTTGGATGTTGTAGAAGGTACTCCTGGTAATGGCGATGTAGTGACTTACAACGCTGCAACAGATAAATACGAAGTAAAACCCATAGCTAGTGTAGATACGACTATGGATGGAGGTACATTCTAAAATGGCAAATTTAATTAAAATCAAAAGAAGTACGAGTACAGCGGCGCCTGGGTCACTTGCAGAAGGTGAATTAGCGTTTTCGTACCTATCTGGTAAACTCTTTATTGGTAACAGCTCAGCTGTTATTCCTATTGGTGGCACCCACAGTCCTGGTGTCCTAACAGCTAATCAAGCTCTTGTTGCAAATGCTACAAGTCAAATTGATAAGATTATTGTTGCCAACCTAAACATCACAGAAGTTTATGCAAATGGCTCTTCTGGTTCAAATGGTTTCATTCTAGGTTCTGGTGGTGCCGGCGCCAACGCCTACTGGATTGATCCAAGCGATCTACAAACTGCTGTTGGCGGCGCCAATACAAACATCCAGTTCAATGATAGCGGCGACCTTGGTGGTTCAGCAGACTTCACATTTAATAAGACTAATGTTGTTCTAACAATTGGTAATTCCTCAGTCAACGTAGCAGTAAACTCCTCTCATGTTGCTGTTGGTTCGAACGTAAAACTTGATACATCAACTCTAGTCGTTGGCAACTCTACAGTCAACGCAGTTGTCAATTCTTCAGCCTTAGCTGTTGGTTCAAATGTACTTCTGAACCAATCAAGCATTAAGATTGGCAACTCTACAGTCAATGTAACAGCCAACTCAACACACTTACTAGTTGGTTCAAACGTCACTCTTGATACAACATCTATCACAGTTGGCAACTCAACTATCAATGCATTTGTCAATTCAACAGCATTAGTAATTGGTACAGTCGCTGTCAACACATCAACATTGTTTGTTGGCAATAGTACTACAAACACAACAATTACTGCTGGTAACATTGCTCTACAAGGTACCCAGCTAACTCTAGGTGCAAACTTAACATTAACTGATAATCAGATTAGTGTTGGTAACTCAACTCAGAACGTAACGGTCAACTCATCAGCCATCACGATGAGTGGTGGCCTACAGTTTGGTAATACTACAATTGATGGCGACCTAGTTGTACGTGGCAACACTGCTCTTGGTAACAGCTTTGCTGCTGACGTCATATCAATTAATGCAACAGTTAATACAGAAATCTCTCCATCAGCCAATAACAACTTTAAGTTAGGTCGTGCTGATTTAAGATGGGGTGAGGTAAATGCTAATAATGTTCTAGCAACAAATGTTGCAGTTGATAGTATTATAACAGTTGGTGCAAATGTTTCTGTAAGCACATCAACAATCTTTGTTGGTAACTCAACTGTCAACACTGTTATTAACTCATCAAGCGTTTCAACTGGCTCACTGCAGATTGCAAATCTTGTTGTAAGTGGTGACCTTGAAATCCAAGGTAATACAAAGCTAGGTAACTCAACATCTGGTGATGTTGTATCGTTTATCTCTCAAGTTAATACACACATTATCCCTCATGCCAACTTAACCTATAGCTTAGGTAACAATACCCTATATTGGGCGGAAGTCCATACTGGTAATGTCCATGCTGATTATGGCTACTTTGAGCATGATGTTGCCATCTACGGCGACTTGACAGTAGCGGGCAATCTTGTTACAACAAACGTCCAGTCGGTTGTAATTTCCGACCCAATGATTTACCTAGCTGGTAATAATACGTCCAGCGACTTGGTTGATATTGGTTTTGTTGGTAATTACTTCCAGAGTGCCACAAGCAAGCATGCTGGTTTGATTAGAGATGCATCTGTTGATCAGTTCTATTTGTTTAAGGGATTAACCCAAGACCTAGAAGCACAACTAACTGTCAATACAGCAGACCCAACATTTGTTGTAGCTGACTTGAATGCCTTCCTAATATCTGGTGCATTGGTATCTAACAGCCTAGCAGTCACAATTACTGCTAACTCGACAGTCAATGTTAATATTACAGCTAACAGCCTATCACTATCAACAGCTCTAGGAGTTGGTTCTGGTGGTACGGGGTTGGTGACTGTAACAGCAAAAGGTGTTCTATACGGCAACACAACTGGTCCACTAGGTATAACCGCAGCTGGTACAGACGGCCAAGTTCTCCAAGCAAATTCAACTGGTTTTCCAGTATTTGCTGACCTAGATGGAGGCGCATTCTAAGAGGTTTAATAATGGAAAATAATGACTTAGTTGAAAAAGTATTCAATAATTATAGAAACGCGTGGATAGAAGCTTCAAGTTTAAACATAGTTCAGAAATCGCAGTTAGAAATAGCAAACGATAATATAAAGAAACTAGAAGAAAAGATACAAGAACAAGATAATACAATACAAAACTTGAAGAAGCAGATAGAAGCCATTAGAAGTCAAAAGCCAGTTCAACAGGCACAAAAACAAGAACAGAAGTAGGCTTCAAATCTCAACTGAGGCTACGTATAAATAGATACGTAGCCTTTTTTTATAGGGTTTGAAATGACCACCCCTCAAGTACCAGCAAATGCACTAGAAGTATCTGACATTAGGGATGAAATTAACCCTGGTGATGGTTCTGGTATTCAACAAGATGTTGGTGCCAATAATTCAGTTAGACAGTTAGCTGGTACTGCTGCTAAATCAGTAGCTGGCAGTGAAATCCTCTTTAGCGATCTAAGCAACAAGGTTGCATTCTCTGAGATTATTGCAGTATCCACATCAAACACTCAAGGTGGTGTGGCAACAGAAGATAATCCAATCACATCCCAGCTTACACTACAAGCAAATAGTGACATGTATGAGCCAACAATTAATTGGTCATATGTTCTTAATTCTGGTTCTCAAGATGTAAGTGCTGCAGATCTTGTAATTACAAAGCCTACTAATAAATCAGCACTAGTAAAACTAACATCATTAAGCGGAACAAAGGTTGCTAACCTAACGGTTACTGGCGTAATGACGGTAGCTGGTCATACAATTAATACTTGTACAAAAGATATTTTATTAACTGTCAATGCTGTCAACACTGCGTTTCAGGTTACAGCCACTCCTTCCTTTACAGTCAACGCATCAGGTGTTACTGCTCAGACAGCTGCTATTACGGTCACTGCAACTTCTAACACTTCATTAACAGGGGTGACGTATAGATTCACTCCTACATTTGTTTCTGGTACAGGTCCATTATCGCCTATTATTAATTCTGATAATGTTATCTTCACTGCAACAGCAGCAGCACCATTAGTCAACTCTGCAGTATATTCATTACTGACAGAAATGTTCCAAAATAATATAAAGATTAGAGCTAATACTTCTATTGTTGATATTAGAGCCCAGTTTATTGATAGGCAGATTACATCCCTAACACCAACTGCATTATCCAATAATCAATTTTCTAATTCTGCCAGCCAGTATTCAACTATTGATATTACAGCAGTACATAATTCTGTATCACCAGAATTTGCTCAAGGCACAATTACATTTACGTTAGAGACAACAGGTGACACAGTCACTCAACAAACATTATCCTCAAACACATCAGCTAAAGTAGAAAGAATTAGCTTATACCATGATAAAGATGTCAGTGGATTTGGGTTTAAGAAAGCTGTTGTTACAGTAGTAGCCACACTAAGGGCTCCTGATAAT